CAAGTTATTCCAAGCAAGTGTAAAGTCTTGTTCGCAAGGCGGTGTAAGAGGTGGAGCTGCAACAGTTTATCTACCAGTGTGGCATTACGAGTTCGAAGATTTAGTTGTCTTAAAGAATAATCGTGGTACAGATGAGACACGTGTACGTAACATGGATTATGCCTTCCAATTTAATAAGCTGATGTATGAGAGATTATTAACTGGTGGAAATATTACTTTCTTCTCGCCTGATGATGTACCTGGATTGTATGATGCATTCTTTGAGGACCAAGAATTATTCCAAGAATTATATGAGAAGTATGAAAGGTCCCGTAAGATTCGTAAGAAATCTTTGCCAGCTCTCGAAGTATTTAGTCAATTCCTTACAGAGCGTAAAGAAACTGGTCGTATATACCTACAAAATGTAGATCACGCAAATACACATGGTGCATTCATCGAGAAGCAGGCCCCGATACACCAATCGAATTTGTGTTGTGAAATTGATTTACCAAGTCATGGTTTAGAATCATACGATGATGCAAACAAAGGTGAGATTAGTTTATGTACTCTATCTGCAATTAACTGGGGATTAATTAATGATCCGAAAGATTTTGAGAAGTATTGCGAATTAGCTATACGTTCTCTTGATGCTTTACTTGATTATCAGAATTATCCTATTGTTGCAGCTCAAAGGTCAACAATGAATAGACGACCATTGGGTGTAGGTATTATTAACTTTGCATATTTCTTAGCAAAGAGAGGTTTAAAGTATGACGATGATGCTCTTCAAACCGTTGATGAGTACGCAGAGGCATGGTCATATTATCTGATCAAAGCAAGTGCTGATCTCGCAAAAGAGAAAGGAACGTGTTATAAAGTGCTAGAGAGCAAGTACGGACACGGTATTTTGCCGATAGACACATATAAACCCGAGGTAAATGAATTGGTTAAGCACAAAGAAAGGATGCCTTGGCAATCATTAAGAAACCAGTTAAAGAAAACAGGTATACGTAATAGTACAATGATGGCTATTATGCCTGCTGAAACATCTGCACAGATCGGTAATGCAACAAATGGTGTAGAACCACCGCGTGCACTTGTATCATATAAGCAATCAAAAGATGGAGTCATGGCACAAGTTGTACCACAGATACATAACCTTAAAAACAAATATGATTTGCTATGGGACCAAAAAGGACCAGAAGGTTATTTAAAAATTATGGCTATACTTCAGAAGTATGTTGACCAAGGCATATCAGTAAATACAAGTTATAATCCAGCACAATATGAAGATAATAAAGTCCCTATGTCAGAGATGATGAAGGATCTTGTTACATTCTATAAGTATGGAGGTAAGCAACTATATTACTTTAATACAAATGATATGGCAACTGAAGATGAATCAACTTTAGATAAGTCACGTGAAGATTTTAATACACAGGAAGAATATGATGATTATTGTGAAAGCTGTGTTTTATAGTAAAATATTCTATAAAAACATCATCTGGTAAAAAAATATTCTTTTTTTCGAAAATAAGCTAATTTACTGTGTACTTTTGTTATAAATTATGTTATAATAGTTTAGTTATCAAGATTGAGTTAGGTATAAATAATTATGGATTTATTAAACTACATACAATTAGGGGTAATTCTTACCCTCGGGGCCATAGGATATATAAGTATGGCTATCTTCCCAATTTTCCTTGAACTGAATGATGAGCTAAATGAAAAGTTTAAGGACGAGAACCCTTCGAGATAAGGCTAAACTACTTTTTAAAAAACGACATAGGAGAATATATGTTAGATAAAATCACAAGCGGCGTTTCAGCTGCAACAGCGGTGGCAATGTCACTGATCGGTTTGGCAATTATGTTGCAAATCGTATTTGGTGGATCAGTACCATTCTTAGGCGGTGACGTCATTGGTACAATTATTGGCATCGTAGCACAGCTAGGAGATGCTGGTCTGGTAGGTCTAATTTCTGCAGCGATTTTGTGGAAGTTACTATCACATGATGATGCATAACATTCATTCAATAATGAAGTGAGTATAACGACGTAAAGGTAAAAGTAGGAGCACTTAACACGTGGGTTCAATTCCCACCTCCTCCACCTAATAATATTAAAATAGTATTATTAAATGGGGGAGATTCGGCATCGATTAGGTAGCAGAGCCGCTTGAGACTCGTCAGTCAACGAAGACTTTAAAATGAAAATTTAATCGGCAATCAGTCAGATTATTTACTAGCCGCATAGGTTAGTTGAGGTTTTCTCCGGAGTTCCTTATCACCCAATACTCCGGTCTTTCTTTTTATACATACCCCTATGATAAGCATAACTAATCAAGCAATTGAAAAATTACAGGTTCTTCTAAAAGATGAAACCTCAATGACACCTCGTGCATTACGTGTATTAGTAAAAACTACAGGTTGTTCGGGTTTGGCATATAATTTAGAGTATGCATATTATGCAAATGGCGAAGATCACATACAACAGTTTGATGGCTTTCGTGTTTTTGTAGATCCAAAGTCATATGTGTATGTCGAAGGGTGCGAGATAGACTATAAGTACGAAGGTCTTAATGAAGGATTTGAATTCTATAATCCTAAAGAAAAGGCAAGATGCGGATGTGGTGAATCCTTTACCATATAACATGTACTTTACACTATATTATGATATAATATATACATGAGTTTAATGAAATTACCGTTGGGTGACGGTACAGCTAAAGTCACTACCTTCGAAAATTACCAAAAATACAAATTTACCAAAGAATACTGGATGGAAGATATACCATTGGTTATATTTCCTGATTGTAAACGTGATATAATTATAACTGAGGATGAAGAATGAATATATTTTATTTAGATAAAGATGCAAAAACCAGTGCTGAGATGCACCTTGACAAACACTGTAGTAAGATGCTAGTTGAATATGCACAGCTTATGTCTACAGCCCATCGAGTATTAGATGGTACAGAGTATTATGACAAGAATAAAATAGGTTCTAAGATCAAACGATGGAGACACGAGAATGATGCACTATATAAAGCATCACATGTCAATCATCCAAGCAATGTGTGGCTTCGACAAAGTATAAATAATTACACATTCCTCTATGAGATGTGGTGCCATCTACACGATGAATTTGTTATACGCTATGGCAAAGATCATATGTCATACGTAAAACTTAAGGAAGTATTAAAGAATCCACCGCAAAATTGTGGTGATAGTCCATTTACACAACCGACACAAGCCATGCCTGACGATGTCAAGCATAGTGATAGCATAACTGCCTATAGAAATTACTATAATAAGTATAAAAGGCATATCGCAGCTTGGAAGACGGTTACACCGAGCTGGTATAATGTATGAAAAAATCTGTATTTAAAGTAAACACAAAAGGACACATGGACAAAGATCTATTCTTTGACGAGGGTGTCGACGTTGCAAGATATGATATTGTAAAATACTCTGCATTGCAAAAACTATATGAGAAAATGTTATCATTTTATTGGACACCTGATGAGATCGATGTTACAAAAGACAAGATTGATTTTAATAAGTTGACAAAGAATGAGCAACATATATTTACATCCAATCTCAAAAGACAAATCTTATTAGACTCAGTTCAAGGCAGATCACCTGACTTGGCATTATTGCCACTTGCAAGTAATCCTGAACTTGAGTTACTCATTGAGACATGGGCATTCTTTGAGACTATTCATTCAAGGTCATATACACATGTTATACGTAATGTGTATCCTAATCCGTCAAAGGTATTCGATGAGATCACATCTATACCAGCAATCAGTGAATGTGGTAATGCAATCTCAGAACATTACGATAATCTAATTAATTATAAAGGTCCATATGGCAGTTATAAACATAAGACGTTATTATACCTATGTTTGGTTTCTATATACATATTAGAAGGAATACGTTTTTATGTAAGCTTTGCATGTTCATGGGCTTTCGCAGAGTTAAAGCAAATGGAAGGCAATGCAAAGATTATCAAGTTAATTGCAAGAGATGAGAACTTACATCTCGCAGCATCGCTAAATATTATACGTACTCTTATTAAGGAAGATGAAGACTTTGTAAAAATTAAAGAAGAGACAAACGATCAAGTTATGAGATTATTTGAAGATGCATTAGTACAAGAAGAGGATTGGTGTGATTACCTATTTGGTAATGGGTCAATGATTGGATTGAATGCAGATTTATTAAAAGAATATGTACGTTGGATTGGTGCAAAGAGAATTAAATCTTTAAACTATCACGTACCATTTTCAGTACATCAACATAACCCACTACCATGGACAGAGAAATGGATAAGTGGAGGAGCAGTACAAGTTGCTCCACAAGAAACAGAAATAACGTCATATGTACTCGGTGGAGTTACACATGATGTCAACAAGAAATCATTCGAAGGATTAAGTTTATGAGTAGAGCAGTAGTATGGAGTAAGAATAACTGTATCTATTGTAGTAAAGCAAAAGCTATATTAGAACAGAAAGGAGTAAGTTACGAAGAGAGAAATGTAGAGGGTCCTGACTGGACACCTGAACAATTCTTTGAAGCAGTTCCACCAGGGACTAGAACATTTCCACAGATATATATAGATGAGAAGTATATAGGATCATATGATAATATGATGAGTTATTGGACTGTAGGAGAATTGAGTTTATGATATGTCATGAATGTAATAGCCCAGACTTTGATGTCACTGTCAAAGAAGAGTTAGGCTACGATAACGATCCAGTTGATTTAGGATTGGAAGTGACGCACTGCCCGTTTTGCGGTGCTAATTTAGAATGGGCCCAACGTGGAGGATATGATGCATCAGAATACGATCACGATGAAGAACGATTGGACGCATAATGGACAAAGATTTACGACTGCTGACATTGGCGATTGGTACGGGTTTGTTTATCGTATCACTAACCTCACTAATGGTATGGACTATGTTGGGAGAAAGTATTTTAAAACAGTAAGAAAGCTAAATCCATTAAAAGGTTTTAAAAGAAAACGTAAGGTCACGAAAGAAACTGATTGGCAAGAATATTGGGGATCGAGTAATAGACTTAATGAAGATATAGAGAAGTTAGGCAAAGAGAACTTCAAACGTGAAATTATTTGTTTGTGTAAGACTCGAGGTGATACAAACTATATGGAAGCAAAAATACAATTCGATGAGAATGTATTATTGAATGAGAACAATTATAACGGTATTATAGCTGTAAAGATTGGTATAGGTTCAGTGAAGAATTTAGCTGAAGACTATGTACATCCACAGTAAAACATGTTATAATAGGTATATATTATGAATAGAGGTAAATATGGTAATAGTAGATTTTAATGGTTTAGCAATTGGATCCATCATGGGTCAATTACAACGTGGTGAAGAGCTTAGTGAAAACTTAGTTAAACACATCATTCTTAATAACCTTCGTGTATATCGTAACAAATACAAAGAAGCTGATCATGGTAAAATGGTTATTGCATGCGATAGTTACTCTTGGCGTAAAGAAGTATTCCCAGAATATAAAGCTCAGCGTAAAGCTAATCGTTCTAAAGATAAACATGATTGGCAGCAGATCTTTGATTTAATCGAATCTACACTCCAAGACTTACGTGAGAACTTCCCCTACGCTGTTATCAAGATCGATAGTGCAGAGGCAGACGATATCATTGGTGCATTAACTGTTGAAATGTCTGACTTCGGTGGTGAAGATGTTGTTATTATCTCTGCTGATAAAGACTTTATTCAATTACAGCAGTACGGTCATGTCATACAATGGTCACCTATGTTTAATAAAATGATTAAAGAAGACAATCCACGTAGATACTTA